AGGCAAGACTTATTCACTTGACCAAGTACTACTCACTAAGGCTATAAAGGAACCTAACAGAATAATAACTATTGTAGGTGAATCAGTACCCAATTTAAAAAAGGGAGCCATGAGGGACGCGGATACGATTATCTATTCTACTCCTGAGATTGAAGCTTGTATTTCAGCCCGCAACAGACAAGACAGAACAATAACATTTAAGTCAGGTTCAATAATAGAGTTTACTTCTTATGTGACAGCACAAGACGCACACTCAGGTAAAAGGGATTATCTATTTATCAATGAAGCTCCGGGGATAAGTTGGGCTATTGCAGAGCAGTTCCGGGGATAAGTTGGGCTATTGCAGAGCAGTTAATTAACCGAACAGACATAAGAACATTTATAGATTATAATCCGTCTATTCCTTTTTGGGCACATGAGAAACTTATACGCCCTAAGAAATTCGGGAACAAAACAGTCAGAACAATAATAAGCGACCACAGACATAATCCTTTTTTAAGCGAAGACCAACACAGCCACATAGAACAAAGAGCATTAGAAGACCCTGAATGGGGAAGAGTTTACGCAAGAGGATTAACAGGAAAGGTAGAAGGTTTAGTTTTTAAAGATTGGGAAAGCGCAGATAAGATTCCAGAAGGTGCAGAGTATATTGGTTCATCCTTAGACTTTGGATTCACAAACGACCCTACAGCGAGTGCGGATATTTGGAAGAGTAACGGTGAACTTTGGATTGAAGAACAACTATATCAAACAGGCTTAACTAATCCAGACATTTACAACGTACTAAATAAAGAGAATAAATACATAGGAGATTCAGCAGAGCCTAAAAGCATAGAAGAACTTAAACGGATGGGTTTAAGAATAGAGGGAGCGACTAAGGGAAGAGATTCAATAAAAGCGGGTATTGATATTCTAAAGAGGTTTAAGCTACATTTAATAGGGGTTAATCTAAAGAAGGAGTTTATTAGTTATAAATGGAAGACAGACAAGCAAACAGGAGCACCCATGAACGAACCAGTTGATTTCATGAATCACCTAATTGACGGGATAAGATATGTAGCATTAAAGAAGTTAAACAAAAACAAAAGAGGTATTTACGATATAAGATAAGACTATGAAGTATAAAGTTATAGAGCAGAAAGTAGAACATCCAAACAAACACCCAATAGGTTATCGGGAGTTTAGAGTGCTATTTAAAAAATGGTATTATCTAAGGTGGGTTTATGATTCATGGACGTTTTACTATTATGATGCAGCACTTAAAAGATTAATAAGATTAAGAGATAATATCGTAATAACATAAACCCTTAATAATTATATTATAGAGTATGACATGGAATGATGTTACAATAGAACACTTCGCAGAGATTCAAAAGATTTTAGAAGATGAACCTAAAACACAATTAGACGTTCATAACACTAAGGTCTTGATCGCTGAGGTTCTTACAGGAAAGACAGTTGAACAAATAGACTCAATGTTAATAAGTGAATTAGAAGAGATTCACGACTTTATTTGCTCAGACCTACCAAACAAATTATACAAGCGTTACAAGGTGAACGGTATTACTTATCAGTTCACACCAGATGCAACAGAACTTAGTTCAGGTAGTTACATTTCAATCATGGAAGAGATAAAGGGTAATCCCTACGATTCACTTCATAAAGTAATGTTTAACATATCAAGACCAGTAAAGAGAACGATTAAAGGGTGGAAGAAATACAACCTTAAACCCTCACAGATACACAAAGAAATAGAAGCGTTTAAGAAGATGCCCATATCAATAGCTAATCCAATTGCGGTTTTTTTTTGCAATCTCTCAAAGGACTTAACGAACGTTTTGGAGGACTATTCGCTAAACCAGATGAAGAAAATGACGGAGCAGATGGACAGCCTAGCATTGGATTTAAAAGATGGGGATGGATGATAACACTGGATAATCTTAGTCAAAGCGACCCGACTAAATATCCGTATTACTACGCATTAAACGTGATAGAGTTTTTAACAATATTAAGCTACTACAATGATAAGAGAAAAGAAGAAGAGAGAAGGAACGAAATCGAAAGGCTTAAGAGGTCTAGTAGTAGGTAGAAAGATGTACGCACAACACAAATACATGAAGCAGTGGCAAGCATATTAGGATTATCAGATAGCGAATTAAGCGGAATAGGAAAAGATAACACTATTGTAGGCGCTCTTCAGAATTTCGGTAATGATGTTCAAGAGGAGTTAAGACAGTCTATTCTAGATAGGCAAATGCAAAACTCTGATTTATTAGGATCTTCTATAGTTTATGATATTCAGGAAGAAAGCGGATTAGTTTCTTTTGAACTTAAAATGGAGGACTACGGTACATTCTTGGATGAAGGTGTAGCAGGAGTAGGAGGTACTAGGGGAGATGGAACAAGTTGGGCGCAAAAAGTAACTTCAGGAAGATTCAGTTTTAAGGAAGGTAGAAGACCGCCATTGTTTATTGATTGGGCTAATACTAAAGGAATAAACCCCTTTGCAGTTCGTGAGAGTGTATTTAGAAAAGGTATCAAGCAGACTAAATGGTACACTGAAACAATGGAAGGTAAAGTGGATGAGTTAAGAAAGAGATTAGAGAAGGCCGGAGCAAAGGAGCTTAGTATATCATTTGGAGGCGGTAAATTTAAAGGCACAGCAAAGTAATGGCAATAACAGTAAAGACAGACTTTCAAACCTACTCACCTACTTATAATAGGGTAGAGGCTTGTATATCTTCCAGTTCAGTAGGAGGCAAAACAAACTTCCAATATGTGATAGATGTAGTAACTACTACTCATGGAACGCAAAGATTTTTAATACCCGCAGAGCCTTCATTGGATTACGGTATATTAGATGTGGGTAGATTTTTAGCGGGGTTCATTATAGAACAAATTGCGCCTTATGATTCTACGTCTAGTTTCACGAAAGGATTAACTGAGATGATACTAGAATTTCACTGCGAGTATTATGAAGGGTGGAATGTAGCAGGAGTCTTCACAGTAGACCCTAATACGTTAGGAGCTTTAGTAGGCAAAACCGCTTATGTTTGGGATGCAAGTTTTCCTGAGCATAGGTGGATTACTAGAATAAATGACCCTAAACCTTTTGTTCCTTGGATTATGAATGTAGCCAACGGAGATACTACACAGTTTCTTACGAACTACAAAACACCTACCGTAGACTTAACAGATTTAGGATGGAGTTATTTACTAACTGACACAGTAACAGAAATAGACTACATTCAGATTAAGACCTATAACGCAGCAGGGGGGTTAATTCAAACAGTAGAAAGTGTAGACGTATCAAGCGGCTTAGTAATAGGACAAATTAAAAGTGTTGCCACTAGTCCACAGAGTTTAAACAATATTGCGCCCGCATTACAAGCAGGAGCGCAGCCAATTATCACAAGTACAGTAGCATCTTACACGGTTCAAATATTTAATAATGTAGGAACGCCCGCCGCAGTTAGTGAGGTATTAACATTCACAATAGGAGATTGTACGAGATATGAAAAGTATAGGCTTCACTTCTTAAATGAATTAGGCGGTTTTGATAGCTTTAACTTTATTGCAAGGAGCCAGAAGACTAGCACAGCAAAACGGAAGTCTTACACGAAGGCAGAGAACGTTATAGTAACAGCAGGACTTACTTATTCTCATGAAGATTTAGGTTCAATGGATTATTACGTTAGATCAACGGATAAGATTAAACTACGAAGCGAGTTTTTAACAGATGAAGAAAACACATGGCTAAAAGAGTTAATTGATAGCCCGAACGTATTATGGGAAACAACAGACACGGACGGTAATGTAGTATTCTTTTCGGTAAAGGTTACTTCTAACAATTGGACAAGGAAAGAAATCCTATTAGATAAAACGTTTACACTAGAATTAGATATTGAAGTATCACTACAAAACACTAGACAAAGAAGGTAATGGCTAGAGAACAACTTTATATTGGTAATGAATATATTCCTTTAAGTAAAAGCATAAACGCTTCTATTACTAAAAGTATTGCGGATATAGCAGAACCAGAGAAGAGAAAAGCAACTTACTCAAAGACTACTTCTATTCCTAACAGTCCAGAAGCTCAACAGGTGTTCGGTTCTATATTCGAACTCAACTTAACGGATGGAAGTTTTAACCCTACTGTTAAAGTTGATTTGCTTTACTTAGTGGATGGTGAACCTATCATGCGGGGTTACTGTCAACTTAAATCTATTACCCAATTAAACAACAACGATATTACTTATAATATTGTAATGTTCGGAACTATCGCTAACATCTTTAGAGAGATGGGAGAGGATTATCTAGACGCTTTAGCAGAGTTTGATATTTACGGAGAACCGGGAACACCAGACACAGAAAACTCTTTAAGTAGATGGAATCACCCATTTGATAAAACAGTACAAGAAGATTCATGGGAGACACAAGTTTATGACAATTCAGTTCCGGGGTTTATTCCTTTCGCTTTAGGTCAAGGGTATGTTTATCCTTTAATTGATTTCGGACTTACTTCTAATCTAGACGATTGGCAGTTTGACCAAATGGCCATGAGTATCTACGCAAGGGAATACATGAACGCCATAGTACGAAAAGCGGGGTTCACTTGGACAAGTACATTCTTAGATTCAACATACTTTAAGAGTTTAATTATTCCGTCAAGCCCTGCAAATTATCAATTAGATAATTCAGAGATAGCGGATAGGGAGTTTAAAGCAGATACTTCTATATTCGTAGATACAGCTTCAGCAACAAGCGCAAACCTAAACACAGGAGGTGGGTTTGTTTCATTAGGTGTTGTAAGATTTACTAACGAGATAACAGACGCAGGGAATAACTACGACCCTGCGACGGGGGTTTTTACATGTGTTCATGCAGGGGTTTACAACATAAATGCAGTTATAGGAATGACTGCTACGTTCACACCTTTATCGGGGGGTTTGGTAGTTTGTACTTCAGACATTGAGGGTAGAATAGAGTTATTTGTAAATGGATTAGTACAACAGTCTTTACCGTTTTATATTACCTATGACGATTACCCGTTATCGTCTTCAATAGGAGCAAGAACAACACTACTAAATCCAACCGCAGGAACATCAGGAACGAACAGTGTAAACCCTGAATACATAACTAACGCAGGGTCTTTTCATAATGTATCAAATCCTGCTGCTGCTATTAACTCTCCAAGACAAGCAGGCCCACCTAATAAGTATTTAAGTTCTTTTCAAAATATTAATCTAATAGCGGGTGGAACAATTGATGTAAGAATCAAAGCAAGATATAGAGGGCTTGACGGTTTATCGGGTCAGATGTTTTATAATGGATCTATTTATTCAGGAGGTAATGCAACTTTAAATTTAACAACAGCAAGCACGTTTGCAAATAAAGTAGTAAACACATATCCTGCTTATGGTTCATTCCTTAAAGTAGAAAAAGCCATTCCTAAGAAGATTAAACAAAAGGATTTCTTTATGTCAATAGTAAAGATGTTTAATTTATGGATTGATATTGACCCGCTTAATCCACAAAATTTATTAATAGAACCTAGGGAAGACTTCTTAACCACAGATGTAATAGACATATCTACTAAGATTGCACAGGATAAAAAGTTAGAGATTATCCCAATGGGAAAACTAGATGCAGTGGATTTTCTATTTACTTACAAGTCAGATAAAGACTATTACAACGCTAAGTATGAAAGCCAATGGACTGAGATATACGGCCAAAGAACAGTACAGACTACAAATGATTTTGTAAGAGGCTCAAAGAAGACTGAGTTAATATTTAGTCCTACGCCAAGTGTTGCACCGCCTTTAAGTGATAGGGTACTCCCTACCATCATTGAGGTAGACGACCAAGGCCAACCAAAAGATACAAGTTACAACATAAGGATATTATACTACGGTGGACTGAAGGCTACATTTAACACATGGAACTTAATACACTTCCCGGCTTTTAACATTCCTTTAGCAGAAACATTTTCAACTTATCCTTATGCCGGACATTTTGACGACCCATTCTCCGCATTAGAAGATATTAATTTCGGAATCGTTTCTGAGGTTTACTATGATGATGATTTGCAGCCGATTCAAATAACAAACAACAACCTATTCAATAAATATCATATTGATATGTTAAACGCTTACACAGACCCAGACAGCAAGATAGTAACGGCGTGGTGTAATATGAATCCAACAGATTTTAAGATATGGGATTTTACAAAACTATACTTCTTTGAGAATGCGTACTTCAGACTTAATAAGATAATGAACTACAACCCAACAGGTGAAGAACTTACTAAATGCGAGTTCCTTTATTTAACTGACGTATTAAAGTTCACGCCGGATAGACCTATTATCTTCGGTGGAGATGGGCCATTATTGCCAGACACAAACGGCGGCGCAATAGATTCAGGAGAAACAGAACCAATCAAAGGAACAAAGAATAGTTCACAGCCTAACGGCGGGAATTATACAGGAAAGCAACAAGACGTAAACGGAGATTATAACTATATCGCTTCAGATTCTTATAGGATTGAAATCTATGGAGACAACAATAGGGTATTTAGTGAGGCAGAAGATATTAACATACAAGGAGATAACAACACTATAGACGCAGGAATAAAGAACGTTACTCTAATAAATACAAGCGGTTTAACAATTGAAGAATCAGACGTTACTTATATAAACGGGGTTAAAGTAGACGCATTTACAGACCATCAATCGGGATATTATAAAATAGAAGCAGCAGACACGGTAACAGTTGAAGAGAATAAACAAATGACAAATTGGAATCGTTTAGAAATAGACGGTACTTTAATTATAGACGGACAATTAATTTTAAAATAATGGCATTAATACAATTAGGAACAGCAGATGGTTCAGTAATAGGAAACCCAACGGGGACAGATTATTGGTTTTTCAATGATACTGACAATCTAGACCCATCAGGTGAAGCGCAATTCACTAGAAGAGATTCAAGCGGGGTTGACATTGTTTACGGAGTAAGCGGCGCAGCAGGGGATACCTATTATTCACAAAAAGCAACCAATCTAAACGGTGGCACAGTTAACGCCGCTTTTGGTTCGCCTTTAGAATGTGTGCCTAGTTCTGGAACTTTAGAGATAACAGTAGTAGAAACAGGCTCATACATAATATTTGGAATGATAAATATCGGAACAGATCTTAATAAGGACAACGGAGCAATAGAATTGATGTATGGAATTGACACAGGAGGTGGAGCGGTTATTGGCCCGGTGCCATATTCGCAGAACGGACAGCACAAGAAAAACAAGGCTAACGGTATTCAAGGAACATGGGGAAATATAGCACTTACAACGGGTGACGTTGTTCATTTATTCTTATCGACTTTAGGAGACTCAACCACATGGACAGCAGGAGAGATATTCATCCAGACATGGAAGTAAAGACTTGTAAAGATTGTTTGAGTAGTTGCTGTAAACCAGAGGTAGATGTAACTAGAAAAGAGTATGATATGCTAAAGGCTAAAGGACATAAAAAAGAAATGATAACTAGAACAGACATATTTTTAGAAGATAATCCAAACTATAAGAATAGGAGAGACTATTTAGATGATATGTACAAAGATGTGTACGCGACAATCAATAAAGGTAAAGATGGATTTTGTAGGCTATTAGATATATCAACAAGGCTTTGCACTATCTACGATAGCAGACCTAAAGTGTGTAGAGATTTTGAGGTAAACAGTAATAGATGTAAATCAATAAAAAAATGTATAAATTAGAATTAATAAAAAACGACAATGCAGATTTAAAGTATTTTTCTGCATGGCTAGAGGTTAACTATTCAGAAGTATTTAAAGGCTTTACGTCAGGGATTAAAATAATTATTTACTTTGATTCTGAACTTGATGAACTTGATAAAACGGAAATAGAATCATATTATTCAGGTTTAACCGTAGATGATGTTGAACCCTTCACAGACTTTAACGATATAAAAACATGGCATAAATACGGTGTAAATTCATTTGATTTTATTTATGTTGCTACTGAGATTCAATCAATAGTCACGGGTTTAGGTGGCGGTGATGTAGATACGGGTTTTGAAACTTTAAATGATGAAGAAAAAGATATTTGCTCACAGTACTCCATTGGCTCAAAGTCAGTAAGATTGATTTTTTTAGGTGAAGAAAAGATGCTACAATATTCTAAAATCATACACCAAAAGAGCAAAGAAGCCCGTGATTTGAGAATGAAAGTGATATATTCAAAATTGTATTTAGAATTAGAGAACACGGACAAAGATGAAATTATCACAGATATAATAAATAATAATTGCTTTACAACTTACATTGAATTTTCAAGGTATGGCAGCATATTAGGTCAAACTGATGGGGCTTATGATTGGCTAAAAGGTTTAAACAGTTTTGAAGGAAATGGATTTATTGATAAAACTTATACACCTCTTACAATGACTTTAACAGAGTTAAGTGATTATTGTTGTGATGTTTTATTTAGTGGGAATTATACTATAAACTAATGGCAGAAGAAGTAAAGATAGATATTACAGTATCCGCAGGGAAAGGACAAAAGACCGTAAAGGACTTTAAGAAGGATATAGAAGGCGTAGGAACGGCGGCAAAGAAAATGGGGAGCGATTTGAAAGTAGGCTTAGACGTTAGACAACGATTAAGAGACTTACAGAATAGAATGGCTGAGATTGGTGATGTAGGTTCAAAAGAGTTTCAAAACCTTGCAAGAGAGGCAGGGGGACTTAAAGACCAGATGAACAACGCCAATGCTGCGATTAAATCAATGTCAGCAGATTTCCCTAAACTTCAATTAGGTGTTCAAGGACTTCAAGCTATGGGAGCAGCAGCACAGGCAACTGTAGCAGCACAATCTTTATTAGGTACTGAAAACGAAGAGGTTACAAAGTCTATTCAAAAGATGATGGCCTTACAAGCCGTTTCGAATAGTTTAATGCAGTTCTCTAACTTGCTATCGGATGAGAGTGCGTTAGGTTTAGCATGGAGAAAGACAAAACTTTTTCAACTAACTAAACAGATCAAAGCGTTTAATATCCGGCAGAAAGTAATGAACTTTCTAATGAAGGCGTTTAATTTTATAACTGCTAGCAATCCATTAGTTAAGCTAATTGTAATACTTGCAGCAGTAGCGGCGGGGTTTGTATTTTTAGCCTCTAAGGTTAAAGTAGTAAAAGATTTCTTTGTAGGGTTAGGCGCAAGAGTACACAATCTCATTGAAAGCATGGGAGCGTGGAAGAATGTTATCCTTGCTTTACTCGGCCCTATTGGATGGTTAATTGCTGCGTGGGATTTCTTCTTTGGAGAACAAGCAGCAGCCCTAGACGACCAGATGAGAGCCGAACAGGCCGCTTTTGAAGAGAGAGAAAAGTTAGGGAAAGAGAATGCCAAACTTCACAGAGAGGAAATAAATAGGATTAAAGAGGAGCAGGCAGCACGAAAAGAAGCATTTGAAGACCAACAAGAAATATTTGATTTAGATATAGCCCGCATGGAGGCAGAGGGTCAAAACGCGGATGCTTTAAAGAAATTGAAAATAGAGGCTATACTAGAAGAGGAGCAAGCAGAACTTGAAACAATAAATAACTTAATAGAAAAATGGACTTCTTTTTATAAGCAGCAAGCGATTATAGCAGGTAAGAGTGAAGAGGAATATATTGAGATTTTGAAAGGTAGAGGTATTGATGTTGATGCGTTGCATGAGGAAGCACTAGAGGCGATTGAAGTACAAAATAGAAAGATATTCGCAGCGGAAACAAATTTAATAGCCTTAGAGAAAGGAGCTAGAACAACTGCGAGTAAGGATAGGGTAAAAAACACAGAAGAGTCACTAGCGATAATTGAGAAGTTAGAAAATGCTTACACTGATTCATTACTAGACAACCAAACAAGACAGGAGAATGCAATAAGGGATAAGTACTTTGCAGCGATTGAACTTGCAAGGGCTAACGGAATAGACACAACCCTACTAGAAGAAGCCCAACTTCAGGAGCTAACAGATATTAGAGCTAAATTCAAACAGCAAGAACAGGACGTACTTGATGAGATGCAAGATGAGTTTGACGCTATTGAGTTGGAGAAAGAAAAAGAGAAGCAATTAAAAAAACAACAAATAAAAGAAGCCGCATTTCAAAGCGCAGAGGCTTTATTATCTGCTGCGGAATCTTTAAACACAATCTTTCACGGTAAAGAATTAAAGCGAATAGAGGCTAAAAAGAAACGAGGTGAGAAATTAACAGCCTCAGAAGAGAAGCGTTTAGCCAAAGAAGCGAAGATACAAAAGGCATTCGCTTTAGTTCAAATCGCAATAGACACAGCTAAAGCAATCGCGGGAGCAGTAGCAGCAGGAGCAAGCCAACCTTTCCCATTAAACATAGCAGCAATAATCTCAGGAGTTGCCGCCGTTCTTGCTAATGTCGCAGCAGCTTCAGAACTTATGAGCGCACCGC